TCGGACCCGTAGTTCCCTGTGTTCCTGTCTGACCTGTCTGTACCTTGGGTCCCTGTGGTCCTGTCGGTCCTGTCTGTCCTGTGGTTCCCTGTGGTCCTGTCGGACCCGTTGTTCCCTGTGGTCCTGTCGGACCCGTTTCACCCTGCGGGCCCTGAGGTCCTGTCGGACCTGTCTGTCCTGTGGTTCCCTGTGGTCCTGTCGGACCTGCTATACCTTGTGGACCGGTAGGTCCAGTTTCGCCAGGAGGTCCGGAAGGACCTGTGGCACCGCCACCCTGACCACCTCCTATTGTTGCGATTGCATATCCTGAAACAGCTGTGGGAAATGTAATTGTGGCGTTATAGGAATCGGTTAAATTAATATTTAGTGGAATAATTTGATTATTATTATTGTCAAATGTTTGCACAATAATTTGCTGGGTGCCGATGTTGTGATTGAAGTTCCAGACAGATTGATTAGAAAACGTTTGAACGATAGATGCACCCATTGGTCCAGTTGGACCTTGGGGACCTGTAGGACCTGTCGAGCCGTCTATACCGTTTGGTCCTATTGGACCTGTTGGACCGGTTTCACCCTGCGGACCTGTCGAACCGGTTGGTCCCATTGGACCTGTCGAGCCATCCAAACCGGTAATTCCAGCAGGTCCAGTGGGTCCAGTTTCGCCAGGAGGTCCGGAAGGACCTGTGGCACCACCACCTTGGCCGCCACCTATCGTTGCTATCGCATATCCTGAAACTTGTATAGGAAAAGTAATAGTGGCATTATAAGCATCTGTTAAATTGATATTCAGCGGTATTATTTGGTTGTTATTTAAATCGAAAGTTTGAACGACAATTTGTTGGGTGCCGATGTTGTGATTGAAGTTCCAGACAGATTGACTAGAAAACGTTTGAACAATTGAGGCACCCATTGGACCCGTTGGACCTTGAGGTCCAGTTGGGCCTGTTTCTCCTAATGGTCCGGTGGGACCCATTTCTCCTAACGGGCCTGTGGGGCCTGTTGTTCCTTGCGGACCAGTTGGACCTGATTGGCCTTGTGGACCTGTCGGTCCTGTCGGACCTGTTTCTCCTAATGGTCCGGTGGGACCCGTTGTTCCTTGCGGACCAGTTGGACCTGTTTGCCCTTGCGGGCCTGTTGGTCCTGCAATGCCTTGGGGTCCTGTGGGGCCCGTTTGTCCTTGAGTTCCTCCTGATCCTGTGACGCCTTGAGCACCCGTTGGTCCCGCTGGACCTGATTGGCCTTGGGGACCTGTTGGACCTGATTGGCCTTGGGGACCTGTTGGTCCTGTCGGGCCGTTGGCAGGTCCTGTAGGTCCAATAGGACCTGTGGGGCCGGCAGGCCCGCTATTACCATTTGGTCCTGCTGGTCCGGTTGGTCCTGATGGTCCGGCAGGTCCTTGTATTCCTGTGTCGGCGACAGTGACATAGGCTTTTAATCTATTGTCATACAGATATTTTATAGCCATTGGCGCATTAGCTTCCTAGAGTAAGATGACGTTATTTAATTCATAAACGTCTTTAATATTTATCGTTAACCTGTTTCTAATTTCGCCGTCAACGTAAGGTAAATTTGAAGTGGCGCCTTTGGTTATATTAGAACTTTGTGTTTCTTCCGGCCTCGATGTTTGTTCATTCTTATAATAGAATTTGACGCTTACAACAGGCTCTGTGATGGTTGATTTTGAAGAGTTTGTTACTGATTTTTCAGTTTCTTTAAAGAAGGCAGTATCAAGTCGTTGCTCTAACATATCCCTAAACTGTCCAAATCTATCTCTTCTCCATACACATGTTGTGTTGGTTCCAAATCCATTTTTTATTCCGTATTTCCATCCTCTTATGACAGGTCCGATAGACGATGTAAATGATTTTATCATTCCATAGTCAGTATTTACCGCGAATGATGGGAAATTGACAGTTCCACTTGGATTATATGCTCTTGTATTAGAGTCGCCAAATCCGTAAAATGTTTTAATTAAATCGCTATCATTGCAAGGAATTAAATCAGGTAGACTAATCAATGGTTCAATTTGATCAATTGCACAATTAAAAGTATTTCCTGTTTCTGATGGCCACCTAAATGAGAATTTAAATCCGTTTTTTGGTTCGTTAAGCTGCGTGACAATGTCTGGATTGCTCATGTCAAATTCGTAATTGACAATTGTGGCATTTTTAATTGGATATTGTTTTCTTGGAAGATTTTTATATCTTTCTTCGAATGGGAATGATTTTGTCCAGACATTATTTGAAGCTGACATTATCGAAGCATTTCCATACCCCCACGTATCATAATAGTCAAAAATGACAGGTATGCAAACGTTCTCTTGTTCGCTTAAATAGGGCTCGTTTTTAACGTATGAAAGTTTAGTATTGTCAGTAAGCAGTATGTCATCGATTGAAGGCAGCAGGCTATCATAAAAAATTTCGTTGTTGTCAACTAAAAGTAAATTTCTAAACGTTCCACCTGCTTGTGTCCTGGGGGTTGACTGTGAAGTTGAGACAGTTGAATCGTCTAATGCAGTCGATTTATCTGCAGATTTATTGAATATCGAGAACGCACGACCTCTTTTATCGCTGATGTTGCCGGTCACATATGAGTCTATGTAACTTCCTATTAGGGAATCTGTTGACTCAACGTCAAATTGATCCATTACGGGAGAGTCACCATAGGCGACCTGCACGGCTCGAGTTAAACCAGCTTCATTTTTAATAGGATGTATTTCTCTTCCTTGTCTAATGTATGATCCATACAAGGTGACCGCAAGCGATCCTGTTCCAATTTTAACATCGTGACTACCGCTATAAGCGTATGTGTAGTTTGTATCCTTTTCACCGAATACGGGCCGTGTCTTTGAAAGACTAACAACGAGCGATTCTCCTGGGTATATTAGAAATGGTGAAGGATTTTGACTTTCATTTAAGATTGCGCCTCTAAAAAACGCAGACTCAATTGCCGTTTGTTTTAATGTTGTGAGAGGATTAAACTTATTTCCCGATTGCATCGCATTTGGCACAGCAAATGGATTTTTTATAGATGAACTTGGAAGTATAGAGCCCAGCTGTACTTTTCCGCCTTCAACTGATCGATCGTCGAAAAATTGATTTAATCCAACATGTTCCCTACCAAATGGTTTGATTGATATGACATTGCTGTTAATAGGCAAAGTTGTATCGTCATATAAAGAAATTGAAGAACTTAATAAAAGTCCCAATGAACCCGTACCGGCCGAGGTAGGTCCTGTTGCACCGTTCTTCTCACCTAGCAAATTGGCAGACAATGATATCAGATTTCCGGCGCCATTAACTGCTGTCGCCTCACACACAACATCACCATTAAAATATCCGCTAACTGTAGGAGAAACGATTGCATTCGGCGTTACACCGAACGCCTTGATGCCCTGCATAAAGACAATAAAATTGTTGATATCGGTGCCAGAAAAAGTCGAAATAAAATTTGGACTTTCAGCATTTACGTCATTTTCATGTGTGATAACCGCTTGTGCAATTACCGCGCGTCTCTTCCCGACATTGGAGTTTAGTTCGTCAGGTACAGATCTTTGTAAATGAAGAGCTGCGGTTATTGCAGGACCACCGATATCAATTTGATCGGTATTTGCAATATTAAATTCGCCTGTTCCTGCGGTTATCCAGTCTTTTTTATATGCCTTTGTGACATCTTCGAACCATCCCGGTCCCGCTTCCAGCGGGATTTGAAAAATAACTTTTTCTATTAAGAATGGTCCTTGTATTTCAGGCTGCAAAACGTGTTGTTGTAATGCCGTATAATCATTGTCAATTTCAAAAGGAAGATTTGTGTATGTATCTGACACAGATCCAACGGCAATTGATTCTATATAAGAGTCATTTGTAAATCCGGTTCCATTCCATTTGGATCCTGAAGACACGTGGTTCCCCAGCGCACCGAATAATCTGGCATCATCTGGAAATAAATCATTGAACTTATCGACGACTCGAAGCGAATCAGCTTTTTGTATTTCGAATCTTTTGTTGTGTTTGTTATAAAACAGTATCGAAGACGTTACATCGGGTAAAGTAGTTTTTACCTGCAACGGCATGTTCATTCTGATGATTGACTTTGATCGCAGCGGTTGGGTGAATCCTTCGCCTATGGTTGTGTGTGAGGTTCCCGTCAAGTAAAAAGAAGTTTGTTTTCCTTGCTCATATAAGTTTATTTCAGAAAAAGGATCTGAAGTGTATTCCTTTGTGGAAGGAATCCAGTTCTGTGCCGCGCTGGATTCGATCTGTTTGTTTATTATCACATCGTTGGTAAAAACATCCTGTCTTTCCGCTATCCCTGGTATTCCGGAAGCATAAAATCTGGGTAAATTGGATGGATAATTCGTCGCATCAATTACAAATGCGAGCGTTGACCTATCGTCGTAAGTGTTGCACTTCTTGTTTTCTTCTTTTTTAATTCCTTGTAATCTTTTTATTTCCTTCTTCGGAAGAGTTTTTCTTCTTTTAGGAATAGGCATAAATGTGAAGACACCATTTTTACCATTGTGCAGTGGCCAGTTTAGATAGCTTTTTAAGGTGCTATCAAAATAAGTCAGATTGAAATTTGTTAGTGTCGAATTTAAATTGCTGATAAACGATATAGTCCCATCGAAATATGCACCGCCGTGAATACTAATATTCTTAGGATCATTCTTTAAGTAAGGAGAGAAATCCTTAAATTTAACCGTGTATGAATTTGTTGGCCAAATGGCCGCGATTGAATAGTCTTTTTCTGTTCCGTTGAATAAAGATAATTTTTCAGCATTACCGTGAACGAATTCAATTTTTCCATTTTCATATATGGAACATTCAAATTCTACACGACTGGCCTGTAAAACTTCACTTAATTTAACCGAACTTGTTGTCAGGCAATTCCACCTGATGATGGTTCTGCGACCTTTGATTGGATGGAAATCAGCAATCTTAACAAAGACACCTCCTCCAACTTCATCATAAAAATTTAAACCTTGTCCCGGAACGGGTTCAATTCCTTTAACTATTTTTTGTTTATTTTCTGTGGTCGTATCGATGTGAGACACATCACTAAAAACTGGTCCAAGTTCTCCTGCCCACGGGAGTAATACTAAATTTGGTTGTGATATGTTCTTTATTAATGAAGTATATTTTATGTTTTCGGTTCCCTGTGCTGGATCAGTATCGAACGAGCTGTCGATGTCAAGGGATGAATCTCCTAAGAATAACGATCCAAACTTTGTGACAACGAATTTATTGCATGAAAAACCGTCAAAAGTTGTAGTGAAACCTAGGTCGATTTGAGCAGAAGCGCTTAGCGCCGTGGGCGAAGAATCAATTACTCTGGTGAAAGAAGTAATAGGTCTGTCGAAACCGTCGTCATTGGATTCGTGGTATGTCAGTATGTAGTTATCATCTATACCGTCAATGACCGAAAGTATTGTCGTTGCGCTCGGATTATAAGAGGCACGGATTTCTGTTTGTCCCAGTGTCGTTCCGATAAATTCTCCCGGATTTCCCTTGAGAGCGACTTGCTCACTTTCCGCATGCCAAAGTGAGCTATTGGTAACTTCACGCTCGCCATCGGTAAAAATTGCGTGGGCGTGGAATTGCTGTGATTCACCTCTAAATATTTTAGGATTTTTTGGTATTATGTCGAATGACAGAATTGCCGGCGGATCAACATTTAAAGTTGTATGTTCGATTAACTCTTCGGATCCACCACCAAATGTATATGTGGCCGATATTTGTGTCGATCCTTCCAGGAGACCTTTGGCGATATTTTTTTGTGGTTGATTAAATTGTGATATTAAAGGATCATCAGTCTGCCAGGTGGTGTCAGCACTAATTGAAACATTCAGCGTGCTTCCATCCGATAACGTGACGATGGCCGTGTATTCCTGGATCGTTCCTTTTGGAATCGTTTCATCTTTTGGAGAGATTGATAATGAAATTGGAACAGCAGGAACGACGTAAGCCTGCGCTGTTCCCTCGTGAGAGTCTTGGGTGGCTTTGATTGCGATGGGCGCGACATTTGTTGCAAGTCCTGTTACCAGCCCGTTAGTAATGCTCACGTAACTAGTGGGAGAAGACGACCACATTGCCGTCGACGTAATGTTCGCCGTTTTTCCATTATCATACGTCGCCGTGGCGGTATATTGGTGGTTTAAACCCACTGGAATGTTGTATGTGGCAGGCAAAACCGCGATCGAAGTTATCGACGGTTCCGTCACCGTAAAAGTTGTCGTGTTTCCAACGCCATAATAATTTGCCGTTATGTTCGTGCTTCCGACGTCATGATGTGTTAATACGTCAGATGAAAATGTGGCAACGCTTGCGTCACTAGACGTCCATAAAACGGAAGAACCTGGCGCCGCCACGGTTGAGTATGCTGGTGGCGAATTGCTGTATCTTGTTACGTCCGCTGAATACGTCACCGTCGGCGTTAAAATGCTGTCTTTCGGTGCCGAGTTCACTGGCGAAGAGATTGACAAAGAAGTCAACACTGAATCGAGCGAAGTGAGACCCTCACCGCCGCCAATGGTCGTGACATTTAAAGTGAATGTTTGCGTGTCGGTAAAACCCGAATACGACGCTGTGATTGTTACGTCAACAGTTCCAATAGATAAACCATAAATTACATAAGGCTTAATGCCCTGTGAAGGGTTGTAAGATGCTATATTAATGTCACTAAAGACCACGGCGGTGATATCGGCAAGCGCTGTTACGTCGACTGCCTCATTTGTGGTAATCTTAATTTTAGCTTTTTTACCGACTTCAAGCGTATTAGTAACCGGGCTTGGATCCAATGAGACTGTGATTGATGTTAATGACATTTTAGTACCTCAATCCACCAAATGCAATCGAATCTGTTCCAACACCAGACACATCGTCGTACACAAAACCGCAAGTTGCAGAAATTTCGTGTGATCCAAGCCTGGTTCCGGCGATTCTAATGCTGCCGCTTAGCAAATTTTTAAAATTTTGTTGTCCAATCTCTGTTGGATTTACAGGAAAACACTCATTGAATGAAGATACTTTTTGTGATTCAATCTCGTAGAATGTTTGCGGCCGAAGTTGTCCTAAATCATCTATAAAATTATCTAAAAAACCAGCATGGTAATTTATGCTGCTATTAAATTCTTGTGTATCCTGGACTGAATCTGAACCCTTTAGTTGCGTTATGTTTCCTGCCATGAGATGGCCTCTTATTTCATTTGCATCACGAGGGTATGTTATGCCCGTTGCATATATTAATTTTCTGATGGCAAGCGGTTCTATTACACCGTTTAAAGTTTGTGAGAAGACATTTTGATCGCCGTATTGCACATCAATTCTTTTTGACATTATTTGATCGGGTAAAGTAACTTCGTCACTAAAAGCTGTATCAAACGGCTGATTTCCTCCCTGCCCATAACTTTGGTCCACGGTGGAAACTCTAATTTTATAAATTCCAAGCACATTGGATCGATAAGACGTAATTTCAACGCCTTGTCTGAAGGCATCTATTTCTTGTGTATCAATTCCAATGACATTGACATATGGCTGCCCATATTCGGCACTTTTAAATTGGTTGACTACGGGATTAGATTCTTTAAATGCCGATATTGACATGCTAGTGATCCTAATTGTTGTTTACAATTCCAAGCAAAACTTGCGTGATAGAAGAAAGTTTTTTATTGGCTTCTGTTAGATACAGATTGCTGTAGTAGTATTGATTTTTATGGCGCTCCAGTACGTGAGATTCTACAACAAAATTCACACCCTTAAATAAGGTTTTCTTAGGCAACAATGATGATAAAATATCAAAAGATTTAAGATCCAACCAGCGATAAAATTCAAAAAATGCTTTAAAATTTAATTTATCTATTAACTTATTGAAATAGACTTCTCTTATTTTTTCTACATCAGGGTAGTTTGATGAAAATAATAATTCAGGAGAACCAATGGCAGTTGCCAATGCGTCATAAGAAGACATGATATTGATTATGTCTCGATTGAGCGCATCCAGCATGGAAATTTCAGCAGTAAAATTTATGCTGGCATTCGCCGATCTTTCTGTTGCAGGTATTTCGAAAACGGGTCCTTGTCGGCTCCAGCTTCTTTTATTGATTTCTTCAATGTCGTTGTAGCCATATACTCTAACTTTTTCATCTGCAATATTTTCATCAAAATAAGGATTCAGATATTTCAAATATATCGCATCGTGAATTGAAGCGGTCGTGTTTGCAATAAATCCGCTGCCGGTCATAAGAGTATTTTGTCCGGATACATCGAACAGTTCAATTTTTCCGGTGTTGTCAGCATAAACTATATTTTGATCGTTTAACGTACTTAATCTTAATCTTTCGAATGAGCCGCTCAAGTGATTTTCATAGTCAAAGTTAATGACTGGATTTTCGACACCGACCGAGAAGGGATTTAACACGTGAGTTTTCCACTCATCCTCGCTGATGGCTTTTGACCAAAAATTTAGGTTTGATACGAAACCTTGAAAATTTGTTGCGATTGCTTCAGCAGGATTTGTTGACTTGTTTAAGTAGTATAAACCGCTTTTTACATCTTCATGTCCAATTCCTATATAAATTCCATCGGCATTCATGGCGACTGCTGTGGCATTGCTAAAGGCGTTAGAGTTAGGAGAATCATAGGATTCAAGAAAGAATGATGAAGTCGCATAGTAACTTCTAATTTCACCTGCCTCTTGTGAGGCCACTCTTAAGAAGTAGCTTGATGATGCCATTGATGAAATTGAATCATTTCTTTGGCGACCAAATCCTATGCTCCACCGGGTTCCGTCAAAAAAATTAGGAACGTTCAAGCTCATCATCATCATTGGCGAGTTTAATGCTGAGTGTCCCGGCTGGGCATACAGTTTCATGAGTCCGGTGCTATTCGAATTGACGACAACTAAATTCGTTAGGACGCCTAAATCCAAGCCTGGCCCAACGGCGCTGCCTGTCAGGTTTAATCTGCATAAACTTTGAGTTGTAATAATGTCGTTGTAAGACGGCGGGAATTTAACTTGCAACTCAGTTGTCCACGATCCTGACGTGAATAATCCATCGGATGAGGAATTGGAAATAAATGGATAGCCTGGTTCAACTCTACTGCCCTTTAAAAGGGAGGTTTTTATGCTTGCGCTCGGCACACCCGTAAAATTTCCTCCTGATGAGGAAACGAAGCTTATCATGGGTGCCAATTCCATCTTTTTTTGCTTTGAATATTTGAGGAAATTTTTTCCTGGACCGCCGTATTCTCTGATTCTTAATGTGGAATCTGGGTCGATGCCGACGGATCTAAAGAAAGATTTGACTGCGTGCATCGTGCCCTTGGAGTCAATTATTGATTGCATATTGCTCAATAAACGTCTCATAATTTGAGAACGGATATTTTTTAAAGTAAATTCTGCTCCGCTGATGAAATAGTCGATATTTTCGCCGTTCACATACTGCTCGATGTCAGCGTCGTTAAAAATGTTGACGTGATCAAAACCAAAATCTGTTAAAAATTTTACCAAAAAATTATCAGGCACTGTTTCCATGGACTCATAATCAACAAATTTAATATTGTTAAAGTGGTCCACATAAAGTTTCATTTCATCAAAAAACTTTGCCCACATGTATAGAAACGTCAGCATTATTTGAACGTTTCCTAATTTTCCTGAACCTGGTATTGAATTTCCGGAGTAGTTTGAATTAGAAATGTCACCTTCAACTGTGGAAGTTCCATCGAATAAACTTCCCTCGAGGAGGTAGTGAGAAGGGACCAATTTGGTTATAATGTTAGGATTCTCTTCATCGTATAATGTTGCGCTGCTTAGCAACTGGGTATTTAAATCGATGACGTCAGGATGGGATGGAAAGAGAATCGGAGTTAATTGTGATTGCTCGTAAATGAATGGATTTTCCGCATCGGTCGCAGCATTTTCTCGTAAATTTAAATTAAAATTTTGAATCGAAGAGTGCAAGGAATTTCCAGAGCTATCCAGGACAATTGAATTTAAATTGTTGCCCTCCATAAATTCCATTGGTTCGTTGAATTTGTAGTAGAGTTTTAGTTCATCTGAAGAAAAGATAGATTTTTGAGAATATTGTTTTTGTTGATTAATCGTTCTTCTACCTGAGAATACCCTGAACTCGTCAAGAGAACCACTTAAAGTGGAGGTCGGATTAAAATATTGTGGGGTTCCACCGATGTTACCGGTGACAACTGCGACGCCAGATCCAATTAGAAATTGAGTACCCGGTAAGGAAATTTTACCAATTTTTTCCTTATTGGATTGAGCAACTTGTTCATTATCGATGAAAAGATTTAAGAATTTCAAATCGCCTTCATTTTCAAGAGTTGCACAAACGTGATTAAATTTACCTCTTGTCATGGGATAAGAAGTTTTAATTGCTGATGTTCCTGAGCTGATGACGAATAGCGCATTAACCGTATCGACCGCCGATTGACTGGATGATATTGCCAGCGTAATTCCGACGCCGTCTTTAAACTTTTGTGCGACGACTTGTCTTCCTAGCACTTCGTTAGGAGGTACATAAAAAAATGTTTCAATGGTGTACGGTCCATCATCAGGACTTAGAAGGCTTTCTCCAGATTTATTTTTTGACAACGATGGAAAGAGGCTTCCTGCAGCATCATCGACTGAAATGTAAGAGCCTGAAAATTTTAATTGTCCTCTATGCTTTGGAAAGGAATCAAAAACATATTTTTCAAAACCGGTGAGAGATGCTAAAAATTCTTCAAAATTCTTTTGTGTTCCATCGAAAGGAAAGCTATTAATAATTTTATCGAAAGCCACATTGACATTTGCCGCAGCTGAAGAAAAGAAAGTGTGCCTATCAAATCTCGACCAGTCGACCTTAAGCTCCTGGCTTGATACCAGGGGAAAGTCGAGAGAATTGTGATAAAAAGACGACGAACCGATTGCGCCGATTTCACCAACGTCAGCTAATCGCAGTGTGACTTTTTTATTTTTTCTTTGCTTAAAAAAGCTTTTATTGTTATCGTCCATCTTTTTTACGCTGCCTTAAATGTGTTTGATGATTTTTCAAATATTTTTATTTGATTGTCTATGGCAATCATTATGTCAATATAGTACTCTTCGTTCTTGATTAAGACGCTTGGATCTAGATTGAAGAACATGCCATTTGAATCAGAACTTAAGCGTGTGGATCCAATTACATCATCAAATGGAACCACGATATTTTTTGTGGCGGCATTAACAACTCTATAGTAACAATTTTTAAAGATTAGATTTTTTGATTTTATGCTAGTTTTAACGAGTTGATTTGTTCTCAATGAATTATCAAAAATGTTGACCCTAAAAACAGTATTCTTTTCTGTGCTGGCCGTTTGACTTGATTCTGGTATGGTTGTGACGATTAAATTATTTTGTTGAATTACCGACGTTGTGGCGTTGGAATTTTTGACATAAAAATCATCACCAGCATAAAAAACATTTGTGTGTGACGTGTCCATCCAGTAAGGTTTAAATTTTACAGGTCCTTTTATTAAGGCAGTCTTGAGCGAAGATGTTAAATTTGCTAAATTAATCTTGGAAAAATAATTTCCTGTCAGGTTTATTCCATTTTTTGTGACGCTAGATCCTGAAAAATAGAATGTTTGATAGGAAGATGATAACATCAGACTTAAGCATGCTGAGCCTGATAATTCGTTTCCGTTTAGGAAAAAATTAGACGCGATGCCCGTGTGATCGTAATTTTTAAGATACAAAAACCTGTCAGTGTTTGGAACTATGTCCTGTGTCTCGTCCTGCACGGAGTCATCATAGCGCAGTAAAAGCTGTGGTCTTTTTGAAGCATCGTAAGCATTACGGGCGGCAAAACGTTTGACGAAGTACGATTTTTGATCATTTTCTTCGGTTTCTGAAAAAGAAATTCTAAAACCTGAATCTGGAATGTTGTCGATCAATGTTGCAGATATGATCTGTGTCACGTCGACGAGGAGGTCTTCTTCGCCGCTAACGAAGAATTGATTTGATTCAAGATAAACGTTTTGCGCACCAATGATAGTTCCGGTGATATAATCACAAGAATCTGTTATTGAACCTGAAGCCGCCGCCCCGCTTAGAATCCATGGAACGTTAACGGAAGAAGATAGAAAGTTGGCAGCGTTGACATCCTGATAAAAGACGACATCGCGTCCTAGCCCTTCATCAAATGTTGTAGATAGCGGAAAAACAGAAACATTAAATCTTGAAGGACAAGGTTGACCGCCGTAGACATCAAATAACTTTATTTGACAAGAAAAGTTGTTGATATCAAATTCACCGGATTGATATCCGTTCTTTAGATCGTCTAAATTAAAGTGAATTAATAGTCGGCTGAGCTCTAAATTTGGATTAGAACCCGAATATGTGCTGCCGTATAACTTAAATAGATTAAGCGTGCCTGCCTGTCCAACGTTGGATTCCAATTTAGGAACGCCATTAATGACCTTATTGGTGATATAAGTGTCCTTATCGGCTTGAAATATTTTAAACAATTTTATGAAGCCTTTCCTTTAATGTCATAACCTGGATATCTGATCTCGAAGATTCCGCCTGTTGGAGGAATGATCATGCCACTTTTTGTTCCAGATTCGACTTCAAAGTAATTTGTATTATAATTTCTATTCTCAAAAACGTTGACTCTGTTACTAAACTTTAAGTTCAGTATTGAAATGACATTTGAAACGCCAAAAATCACATTCTTGACATCGTCGAGATTAATTGGATCATCAATGTTAACATTTTGATTAGAAAAATATTGTTTAAGAGCCTTGTTAACATTCGTTATCACAACAGACAAATTCTCTCTGGCGTTTCTTGAAACCATTATTTCGTAATCAATTGCCAAGTTGATTATCTGGGCATCCAGAATTTCGATATAATCGCTTATCATTCTAAATGAATCGATATAAGACGATATGTTGTTCTTGGCAGTATCCTGTGTCGTTGTTAAAAACCCATTTTCGTCAATAGAAATGATATATAATAGCGTCGATAATGGATTATTTGGATTATCGTGTACCGCAGCTCTATAAATGGCACCAAGATTAGTTGGAAGCGTATAGATTCTTGAGAGTAGATCTTGACGAGTAACTATTCTATTTTGACCAAACTTTTTACCAGGTATCTGTGCCAACAACTGTGCTGCTGTTGGAGCATCGGCTCCACCAAAAGCGTCATTATTATTAATGCATTCAATGACCACCTGATTAACCAGTTGTCTTGAAGGATTTTTTGTGAAGTTAGTAACTAAAGTATTGACATTGGTGATTTGTCCGGCCTTCACATTGTGATTTGACCCACCACCATAAGAATATTTCACCGTAATGTTTGTGTTTATTGCGACTGTCCCTAAAGAACCGTTATTAATTAATTGTTGCGGATTTAATTGGACTCTTGGAAACGTCTTCTTATTTTTAAATGGTAATGCAAAATTAGAAGGATTAGAAATAATATTATCCTGCACATTTGTTGCCATTCCATCACCAAAAACTAATGAAGTCGCTTTAGTCGTAATATCTGTCTTTTTAATAAATCTATACGGTGCAGGAATCAGCTGTAATGAGCTTTTAATTTTATCGGAATCTTTTCCTATATTTGTAAAATTTTTATAAACAACATCGTCCGATAAAGAATTGACCTCATAATATTGATTGCCATTTGCATCAATTACACTAAGCACCTCAGAAACATTTTGTTTATCAAGAGCTAACTCCATGAACGGAGTGAAAGTATTTCCTATTTGGAATGTTTGCGTCGTGACCCGTGCGGAAGAGCACTCTCCTATGAGACTCATGATGAAAGTGACACCATTATTGAAGTCATTATTTACACGCGAGACATCAGCGATATATTTTTCCACTCCTGAGAAGACTGTTTTTTGTGAGAAGTCGAGGTCTTCAAGCAGAGTAAAGATGATGCCGCTTTGTGATGATACCTCTGTTCCAGCACGTATTATGGGCAGCGCTGCTGAATTTGGTTCATAAAGATCATTTATTAATTCTCCAGGAACCTGGACATTAAATGTCACCATGACGGTTGCCGGGCTGGCTCCCGTTATTTGGACGCCTGCCATACGAAGTAATCGTTGGGCATTAATGTCCTCAAATACCGTCTGCGGATCGAGCTCCGAGAATTGATGATCTAAATAAAAAGATAGATTATCGCCAACATAAGCCGCCATATCCAGCAGAAGGCCGCCAATGCTCGATTCAGAGAAGTCCTGCATCCTGTCAGGATAGTAAGTTCTTGCATAATCCAATAGATCGGCCTTAAGGGCGTCAAAGTCTTTTGCAAGGTATCTTCTGTTTCTAACCTGCGATGTGTTGGATGCCATGAAATTTCCTTATTACAATTAAAGTATGCTATATCACGTATAACGTGACCAATAATTTTCTGCTATAATTTTCGAATCCTGTCACGGTATAAGTGAGAGTAATTTCTCTTATTCCGGTCTCTTTATTCTCTGAATGATTTGTTCTGGAGCTGAAGCTTATTAGTTTAATAAACGGCATCCACTTCGCCACTGCTTCTTGAATGCTGTTCATCGCCGCCGTATCGAAGTCCTCATCTGTCGTAAACTCTGTGGTTAATCTTCTTAAGTCGGCACCAAAGTCATTTAAAGCCAACCGCTCCCCTCGATTTGTCAATAATAAATTTTTTAAATTATCGGTCATTTGATCCAATAGTGAAGTGTGCATCTTCAAGATCGTATCATCACCTAATTGCAGAGGAGTTTTTATTCCAATAGGAAGAGGTGTCACGACAGCCGCCTGAGCTTCTGTGACAACTTTTGATATCTTTTTGCCGCTACTTTTAAATTCGTATGTGGCCATCCATATTATTTATTTTGTTCTAAGGCTTTTCGTCCGATATCTTGTGGTGTTTGGATAACAGATTCTTAATGCTTAATTTTCCTGCTCCTGCTACTGGATTCGGTGGAGCTGATTGCGGTCCAGCCACAGGATGTGTGTGATATTGTAGCCATTCAATCAGCTTATTTCCTAGGGGGATGGCTTGGCCATTTTCGGCATCGTTTCCTAAGTAAACATTTTGCGCATCAATTCTTACCATTTTGGGCGTTTTAATGTAAACTTCTCCTGTCGAATTAACGGATATGGTGACGTAATTATTTTCGCTATTTTTAGCATCATCATTACCTACTATGACAATTTGTGCATTTTTTCTTGCGACTATTCTAAGCTTATCGGATTTTTGCACGATTGTCGGTTCAGAATCTGTTCCGATTAAATCACCGGCTAAATTTTTAATGTTTTTATTAAAATTCTGTAATCCAAAGTTTGCATCGGCAGCAGTTGATTCCGCTATATAAATTCTACTTTTGTCCAAAATCATATCCATGTTATGGATATCGTTATAATATTGCTTTGATTCTTTATCTAAGAAGTTTTCTTTTGGTTTAAGAATTTCAGAAAAATTTAATGTATTTTGTGTTTTTGCAAAACTTTTAGTATCCAATTGACCTCGTCCTGCAACGATGTCAATGGCTCCGGCAATCTTGTCTTTTTTAGAGGTGTCCAAAATATCTTTTGACATATCGGAACCTATTCTTACCATGGAGTTGTTGATTCCTGACAGCGCAACATCACCTGGTCTTACTTTTATCTGCGGCACTGCGGCACGCATTGTTACATTTGAATGATCACCTGTTAGGACCAGATTTTTAATTTCATCTGTGGCATTACCGCCGGTATTTTCAATATGAAATTTATGAGGAATATGATTACCGTCATAATCCACAGCACCATTAATAAAATCGTAACTTAATTGTGTTCTAGGATTTTCTCCGGTTTTTTTGGTCTTTTCTCCGGTGTCATTTTGATACCTGTTAGACCTTGCATCATACTTTCTGGGTAGGTGTGTGAAATTAACATCATCTGTGTAGTATGGCGCGACAACGCGGCAGAACCAGTATCCCATTGGAATATTTCTGTTACTTTTCACAATGGAGGACTGAATTCCCCAAATAGTCTCACCACGCTGTATAGGTAGAGTTAGGTGAGGTGGAAAGAATGGATGAAGTAAGATTGCCTGTGAACCTAGTGTATCTTCATTATTAAATCTTGCAGGAACTGCTATTATCGAATTAATGCAGACCTCGGCGACCAATTCGGCATTTATTCCATAAGAGCTTAACTTATTTTGTAATCCATTTTTACCTGTCGGATCCGTGGTCACAAAAAGCAAAGGATCACTTATGACTTCTTTGACAACATATTGTCGATAGGGGCCAAGATTATCGTTTTGTGATGTCGTAGAAGGTATTGTTGAATACGCAGATGGCATTAAGAATTAATCCTATTAAACATGTCCTCAGGATCAATAGACTCAGATGCATTTTCTGCTTTTGCAATAAGCTCAGCAAGTCTGATTAATTGATCATTTGCCTTGCTCATTCTTTCGACAAATGTTGCCATTACCTTGCCGTGAATTGCGTATTCGCTGCTTTGATCCTTAACGATGCTGCACATCTTTAAAAAGATGGCATAAGAATTTTGTCTATCCGTTAAGGCATTTTCATATATCTCTTTCCATAATTTCTTCTTTTTATCGCCTAAAGACTCTATGGAGTCTAATAAGTCCGAGAAATCTTTGGTTTTTTCTTTGACTTCATTCTCCATTGGAAGATTGTCACTAAAAGAGTCCGTCGTCATTTGTCTTAAATCTCCTGTAATACTTTCTAATTGACTGCATTGAAGTCGTCAACTGCTTTGGGCTGAGGCATGACAACTCTCTCATATATAAGAGAATGGCAGTTTTATTGACCAAATCAACATTATCCATATTTTCAAAGATAGTGATGATTGAATTAATACAAGCCAATTCATTTTCGGTCTTAACTACGGTCCTAACCTGATAGAGAACATTTATAATGTCCTGGGAAGTTTCTTGCATTTCGATGACTGCATCCTGCGCTGGGGAGATGCAGTACTCATCGATCATCTTTTGTTCTGCTATCGTCAGACTCGACATGTCATCCATGCTAACGCTTCGCTTTGACCTCGCATTTTTTTGTTTTGTCCTGTTAATAAGCCAATTTTTTGCAACAACGTTAAAATATGAAAATGCATTGGTGCCACGACTCGCGTCAAACTTTTTAATTGTTTCGAATAAAAAATTAATGCAATCGCTCTTTAAATCTTCATAAGAATCATGCATACCTGTGAACTTATGAATGTTAATTAAATTTTCGGCCAACTTTTCAAATGCAGGTTGAATCGTGTCGATGTAAAGCTTTTCTTTTATTTGTAATGATTGGCAATTTTGATACTGCGTTATTGCTTCCTGCGTTTTTTCATTAAAATATTTTTTATCAGCCGCCTGCGCTCCATCTTTGGGGGCCTTCTTCTTCTTTTCTCTATGGACCATTTTATTTATTTTCCTCCACCTGGCTCATATTTTTTGTTATTTTATTGGCTATTAAAAGAATCGAGTCTTTGGCGGAAGAAATTTCTTTTACAACCATTTTTATTTGTGGATCGTCGAAGGCCACTGGGATCTGTAGGATCTTATTAATTCTGGCATATGACTTGTCCAACTCGTCTAGCGAATCGTTTACCTGATCCTCGATTGAAAATATTATCTTGGTGCTCCTGAAAAGGAGGACGCCTAAGGCGACATTTATTAAGGATGAAAGAATTAAGAGAAAAGAAAGCACTAACAAAATATATCACCCGTTACCTGGTCATATAACTTACATACTGCTTTAAATGAATATTTTTCTAATATCTTCTTTTGTAGTTCGACCGCCCAATCTTTGGGCAGGTATGGACTTTCATAAAACTTTTTAACATTTTTCTTAAAATCCGCTTCAATCGGTTCAGCCCACTTTGAACCTTTCATGAATATTTTATTGTCAACTCGGGAGGCGTGTACTTCTTTTAAAGTCGAATCTAGTTTAATAAACTTGCCATGTGACAAGAAATCCAGATGTCCAGACCAATTTGTTGTGATAACCGGTAAGCCGCAGGCTGCGGCCTCTAAAAGAGGTAACCCAAAACCTTCTCCACGGGTTGGACAGAGAAATGCTTTTACGGATTTTTGATTGTATAGCTGGTACATCTCTTCGTCCGAGAGATGCCCATGAACGACATGAATTCTTGGATACTCAGCTTTCTTAATTTCTCGAATAACTTGTCCGATGATGTTATGCGTGACATTTCTGTCAATCAGCGTATTTCTTCCTGCGTTGGTCTTGATGATTAAGCCAACGTCTTTTTCATTTTTAAATGTTTCACAAAACCATTTAATGGTATAGAAAATATTTTTTCTATCATTTTCCGGATTATTTCCGGTGATTTGGCCAACCATTAAAAAGTTAAATTTGGTATCAAAATTTAAAATCTCATTGTCCGAGTTGGCAGTTTCGAATGCTTCAGGATAAGATTCCGGCACGACGATGACTGAGGCTGTCAATTTACCGCTCTTTTCGAGAGTATTTTTAACATGTTCAGAAGGCACGATGATTAAATTCATCAGATTACAGCATCGAATCCAGTCAGGATTACAAATATCTGTTTCGACGCCTGCAGTCATACCCACATTAACATGAGCAAGATTTATGTCCCACTCATTTGGAAGCTGTAGCTGAAAAGAAACATCAGCCTTACCAGAATGGTGCGTTGACATACTAAGTATTTTTCTTACTAGGCCGTCGCATTCATCAGGATTCAATAACCATGGAGTATTTCCCCATGGGAAAAGTTGAACCCTTAAATCAACATCTTCACGTGTTAGAAGCCACTTAATGATCTGCCTGGCGTGAACACCATACCCGGATGATGTCAGGCCTGGTCCTCTAAAAATTACTTTTTTCTTATCCATTTTCATTTTAAGCATCTCCTAGAATGATGACAGCGACCATGACTTCTTCTTGTCCTTCCACGACTCACACAGACCGGTTAGAGATTCGTCCCATTGTTTAATGATGTCATCCAGATTATATTCGTCTAAAGCGTGTTGGCGTGCAGCAGCGCCTAATTCTTTTCTTTTTTCTGGTCCCATTTCATACATTTGCATAATAGCCTTTGTAAAAGTTTCATGAGACACAAAATCTTCATAAATGTATGGAACCATTTGATTGCCGACTAGCGAGCGAACTTCAGGATCAATTCCAATTCCGTTCATGCCTCCCGTCTTTGGATTCATTACTTGGCGTGTCATGCCACCTGTTTTAAGAACGACAATGGGCTTACCACACTGCATGGCCTCGAGCGTAGGTAGACCAAATCCTTCATTGCAGCTTCTGTTAATGACGATATCTGCGACAGAATACACCTGACGCATGGAGTTAAAATCAACTCTTTCATTCGAGAAGACAACGTTATTTTGAATATCGAGCATTTTAATTACATGAATTAAGTTCGGCCCCTCAGGATCATATGGATCAGTGTGCATGAAAAGAGTGGCTTTTTTGTGGCCGTGTTCCTTTTCGAGTCGATCCAAAAACTGTTTCCAAGACACGAGGATATCACCGGGCATTTTTCGACGAGCATTTCTGCCTACCCACAGGGCAACAAAGTGATCCAGCCTGTCTGAACCGAGCGATTTTTCCTTAAAACTTTTCGCCTCTCCCTCCGAAAGGGGAAAATAAAGTTCTTTTGGAACACCGTGAGGAATGTAGTTTGTCTTCTCGGGAAAGTGTTCTTTGACCATTTCATACGTTGGGTAATTAATACAATTGATCAGGTCTGTCGATTCATACAGCACCTTGTTGAAATCTGGCCATGGTGGATTATCCCATAAGTGGTTGTACGCTATGGGACAAAGTTGACGAATTTCGTCCTCCATTTCCCACACCCAAATGAAAAAACGAGGATCCGTGAAAAGAAGTAACACATCCGGTTTTTCGGTTGCCAGAGCATGGCGTAACATTTCTCTATTACCAAATCCATCGGTTGGTTTAATGATAAAGTCAGGGTTGACAGCAATTGTTTCATAGTTTTCGTGCTTTACTGCGCCACCAAAAACTCTAAATGAGTATTTTCCTGTTCCTATCAGGCCATTAATTAACCAGCGACTTTGTGTGCCAACGCCTGATGTGGACAGCGGGTGATCCGCAAGCATTAATATTTTCTTTTTAGTTGACATTTTAATCCTAACGTTTGCTTTGATTATATAAAGAAATTTTCATTTATTTTGAATTTTTTAAAAAAAATCCACCAATTTTTGGTTG